AGTTGAAATCCACCATGCGCGTATCGAGATCATCGCGCTTAACAAAATCACAGAACTCAAAACCGGGCCGCGTGCTGAGGCCGCCCCGATAGTCTACGAAATAATTGTACGCCTCGGCTACGGCCAGGTCGTACTTGGTAAGGTCTGTACGACCTAGCAGGCTGGGGGAAATCTCCCCCGCTGCGAAAGCATATTTTACAACGTCAACTGACACTGAGCAACGATCCGTAAGGATAGAAGAACCTGGTCTGGGAACTTCCGTCGGAGTAGCCCCGCGCGCTGATCCAGTCCGGGATGGACTCGTACCGCTCGTTCGAGGTGTTAGCTGCGGTTTCCCGCGCCATCAGAACAAGTTGGTTGGCTTTATCCGCAAGCATCTTCGCGCGAGCTGGTTTCCCGCTCAGCGGCATACAGATGTTGGCGGCCAGGGCGTAAACGATTGCCATCTGCAACTCGCTGGACCATAGGGAAATGGTTTCGAGCCGCATGGTGTAGAAGAAGATCGCATCGACAGTGTTTGTGTGGAACGCCCGCTGGTTAGGCTCGTAGTAGGTTACGAGGAAACGGGAGAAATCGCTCAGGTACTGCGGGCGAAGGCAGTCAGAAGGCAAAGAATAGACAAACTGATAGCCAGGCCGCGGATCACCCAATGCCCAAATACCGTCCCCATCCTCATCAGCCTCTTTCAAAATCGCCAGGTATTTCATATTCGTCGCTTCGGGCCAAGAGGCGGAAGCAAGTACCTGATCCCGGACTGGGGAAAACCACAGGTTACAAACTTCCGCCTCCCGACTATTCTCGGCCGGTGAAGTGACATTGCTTCGAGCACCTATCGCGTTCAGCGCCAGGTTGTAAATGCCTACTTCGTTGTCAATCACCGGCCGAACTCCTTAGTCGTCGCTCTTGGCTTTCGGCTTCACAGCCGGCGCCTCTTCGTCAGCGATAACCTTCGTCTCGGACGGAAGTTTGTCCTTCCAGTCCTGCGGGAACTGATGCGGGTTGTCTTTCTTTTCATAGAAAGCCGCATCAGGCCCGAACCAATCACGGGCTAGTTCAACTCGCATTAGAACGTACCCCGATCATAGGCTTTCCAGCCCGTGGGATCAAGCGTCAGGAACGCATTGATCTTGCCTGCTGTGGTAGTGGTGGTAGCAGTTACGCACAGGATGCCGAGGAACTGCTCGTAGGTAACGCCTTCGAGGGGAAGCATAACGCAGGCAATAACATTGCCGGGCCTGAGCGGGCTTGCCGAGTTAGCGCCGGTGACAAAAGCCGCGGTCTGGAGATGCACCGTGGGCGAGGTTGCAAGGTTGGCCGTACTGTCGGAGACAAGCTGGAAGGAGACGGTACCTGCGACACCACCTGTGATGATCTGAGTATCACAGGTAATGACGAGATATACCGGTCGTCCGTTGCCGATGTCCCGGAGCGGTCCGCCCAGAGGCATGACGTCACCGATTAGGGCGGTACCTGCTACGGCGTTAACCGCCGTTGCGTCGGCAAATTCAGTTCGTTCGTCAAGGATCATGGTAAATTCCTCAGATTAAGAGACAAGGGCTTCGTCAGCGGCAAGCTGATCGCAGCGGCGAAGCGGGAAACCGTGGAAGGAGGTGACGGGAACACCGCCAACCTGTTCGACGGTGAGCACGCTGGTCTTCACCGCAGCAGCAGTCTGCTTGCGCAGGAACGTAAGAGTGTTCCTGCTCATGTAGAAAGCTGCACGGCCCATCGACAGGTTCGGCACCCGGTCCATCATGTCAAACATGAGGTTCGGGAGGTTCGCGCTGGCGCCGGAAGCATCAGCGGTCAAGTTCGACTTGTCGATATTTGGCGCCCGAACGAAATAGCGCCAGTCGCGGACCGAAAGGCCAGCATCCCAACGATAGTGCGAACGATAAGCCTGCATACGACCGCCGGCCCCGTCAACATTCTCGATGGTAACTTCGCCCAGGTCCTGGTGCTGAAGACCCGCAGTTGATCCCTTGGGAACAATGCCGTGGCCAGTATTCGGACCCCATACGCAAAGCCAGATGCTGGCATTGTCAGTTCCCGAACCGCCACCGACGACGATATTATCGGCGTTTTCGGCAGTGAGGGAATTGAACCGGGTGGACAGACCGGTAAAGGCTTCAGGCTCAGTGCCTTCGTTTCCGTAGAAGGTTGTCTGGCAGATTTCCTGGTTCATGCCTTCCATATGCGGACGTTCTTCGGACATACGCCATTCAGCGGAATTGCCGTTGAGATCGGCCAGCGCCTTGTCGATTTCCGTGTATGCCTCAAGCATGCCGCAGTTGTCAGTGATCTGCGCGGTCTTCGACTTCGTGGGCTGGACGCCGCCGTACATCTTGCGCCAGGTCGGCGTGGGAAGTCCGGTGCGAACAGTGGTTCGGTGGCCGGTTACAAGATTGCCCTCAAGCCAAACCATGTCCGAAAGAATTTCGTTGGTCTGGTTGAGCATCTCGACGATGCTGGCGATCTTGTTATCCGGATCCAGGCGCTTTGCCAAATCAAGCAAAGTCGGATGGGTATCAGCTAGAGTAGCCATTGGTTAACCTTTCATTGAGGGGAAGAGCTTTGAAGCGGTTGACGCTTCGGTGGAAGACGGTGAACCTGATACCGCGCCTCCTTCGGTCAACTTGCCTGAAAGCGTATTCAGGAATTTAATAACGTGGACATTATTACCGGCGCCGGTCGTAGCCATGATGTCAAGAAGCTCGGTGGAACCGTATTCGGCCAAGAGCTTCGAGACGTTGGCAAGGACAGGCTGAAGATTGGCCCCACCAATATCGGGGTCAGCCTTCACGGCAGTTTGCCACTCGGTCTGCATATCGTCCCAGGCTTTGCTATTCGCTTCCGAAGCAACAGAAAGGGCTTTTGTTTGCAGGGCGATAAGGGCGTTAGCCCGGTCAGACGGCGACAGCTCGCCGTTATTTACGACGCCAAGGAACTCGGTGACAAGCTCATCGTTGGCGGTGAAACCTTCGGGAAGGGTAAGCTGTTCCGCGGTTAGCGGTTCAGGGGCAACGGGTTCGCTGAGGAGTGACTTCGGCTCCTCAGTCGTAGTCGGCGCCGGGTCGGTCAGCACGGGCGGCGTCTCGAGCGCTGGCGAGGGCGTTGTCTCTAATCCGTCTTCCATTTTCATTCTCCTTCATCATATCCACGTAGCCTTCCGGGCTTACGGAAATCAAGCGGTCAAGGATACGCTGACCGACATTTAGTTCACCGCAGTTGAACGCGGTGTGTAAAGAATTAGCCGTAAACGGCTGGCCGCCAACCCGGCCGATTTCTAAAAGCCACCACAGGAACTTCTTTCCGTGGGCGTGCTGGAGAAGGGCGGAGATCGCTGAGTCGATTAACTCGCGATCCTCGCGTTCCCACTGGCTCTTTAGATTATCTACCTCGGACATGGCGCGACTGTATCATGGGATTGGGGAGGGGGCAATAGGCCATACGCATTACTCGGTCCCGCGGTTATCCTTGGGCTAGCAGCGTTTGCAGCGCATTCGCCCCACCACCGACATCGGTTTCGCTCAAGAGCTTTGCACTTTGCGCAGCCGGGGCGAGCTGTTCCGCGGCCTGCTGGCCCTGCGCGGCCTCTTGCTGTGCAGCGGTAATCGCGGCGGCCTCTTCGGCGGAATTGATATTTTTCGCCTCAACGCCAATGGCCAGGCCGTGATTGCGAATGAGGTCTTCCCACTTAACCACGTTCTTAACCTCCGGGGCTACCCCGACAATGTTACCGATGAGGCCGAGCCAGCGCTCGGTCGGCGCCGCGGCAACGGCAGACTGCGCGACTGATAGGATCGAACGATACTGGATTTCCAGCTCGCTTTCTTCGATCTCGGGCGGAGCATCGGGCAGCATACCCTGCCTTTGCATGATGGAGAATATCCGGTTGATTGCCGGGTCGAGGGCCTCGTTCTCGAACCGCTCCAGCACGCTGCCGAGTAGCACGAGCTTTTCTTCCCTTCGCGCGTCAATCTCAGTCGCGGATCGGACTGTTTCAAGCTGGCTGATCATATTGAAAAGCTGGTTGTGGAAGATTTCGCGGATGCGGAGCTGGACATCGCGGATGTCTGCGGTCATTTCTTGGATCGGCGCGCGGACTTCGTACAGCGGCTTTACGCCAATGCTGTTCGCTCCAGCTACGTATGTGATACCGTTCGGCATAAGGGCGGTCGGCCGGTGCTCGAGCTGAATATCCGC